ACTCCGTTTACGCTGACCGCATCGCCGCCGGCGTCCTGCAACGTGGCCAGCATCGCCGGGCTGGTGTCGTTTTTTTTGATCGTGAATGTCGTCATCAAGCTGCCTCGTTTGCGCCCGCGACAATCACGCGGCGCGGTTAGGTTTGTTCGCGGCGATTATACACACGTTTGGCGCGCCCGTCACCACATGGATGGCACGCCCAACGCTGGGGTTGAGCAACAGCATGCCGACAACCGGCTGGCCCGTTGTGATCGAATCCGCCTGCAATGCAACGATGACAACGCAGGCAGCAGGCGCAGCCGTCGGCTGGCCTGTTGTGACCCCTGTGGGAATTAGAGCGTGATCCTGGGCGATGTCAGGCTCGCCCAGAGTTGGCTGGCCTGTTGTGACCCCTGTGGGAATCAGATCGTGATCCTGGGCGATGTCAGGCTCGCCCAGAGTTGGCTGACCAGTCTCAATTCTGTCAGCCGCCAGAACCGAAGTGAACGCGGCAGCAGCGGCCTGCAATGTGGGGGGCGCTGTCGTGATGTTTGCCGCGGTCAGGATGTGCGTCTGCGTTGCGCCAACTTGGCCGACAGTCGGCTGGCCTGTTGTGACCCCTGTGGGAATTAAGGCATGGTCTTGGGCAATGCTTGAGGCACCAACCGTAGGCTGACCAGTCGTAATGTCATTACCATTAAGCAGGTAAATTACCCCATCATCCGCGAGCGGTGCAGAGGCGAGGGGGCTAAAACCTAGCATAGGTCACTCCTACGTTTGGTGGGCCAGACTACACATGCCCAGAGTGCAACGGGTCAAAGCCGCCGCTCACGACCACGGTCACGTTCTTAGGCATAAGATTTCTCCTCCGTCAAAGCCGATCCGCTGGCGTCGTTGATCTGTCGCTTGATCTCGGCGCGCCGGTCGTTGGTGATGTAGACTGCACGGGCAAGCTGGACGAACTCATCGTCAAACTCCCCCAGCTTTTCTTTTACGCGGATGCGGTCCTCAATGTCCCACAGCGCCTCGTTCACGGTCTTGAGACTCGCCTCCATGTCAAAGAAGCGATGATGCTCTGCCGCAATAAGTAGCTCGGCCAGCTCCTTGTGGACATTGGCAGTTTGCGTCCGTCGGTGAGGCGCTCAGACTTGATCTGCAAAATCGAGATTTTATCTAAAACCTCACCGACGGACGCAGGGACTTTAAGCATTGGCAGCGATGGCGTCGTTGAACGGCTTCAGGTCAAAGCCTGTAGGCCAGTCTTTTGCCACGATGATCGACAGGTGGTCGACGTTGCGCTGCACGGTGCCGGCCCAGTCTTCGGCGCTGTCGCCCTCTGGCTGGCCGTTGTTCAGCAGGTTCACGCTGTCCATTGCGGCGTTATAAGTGCCTTCCCAGTTTTCTTCAGTCATGTCGCGCCCTTTCAAGCAGTAAGACAATGGACATTGGCAGATTTGTCTTTGCCCTTCGTGATGAGATTTTTATACGCCGTCACGACCGCATCAGGGTCGATCAGCGCATTGCGAGGATCGTTGGGATCGAACTTTGTTTCGTCCCACTTGCCCTTCATGTGGAAGTGCAAGTTCGCGTTATGGTCGTAGCCAAACTGGGTCCAGCGGGTGCTGCCCCAGATCACCACACCGCGCTTCCAGCCGATGCGGAGAGTGCTGCAAGCTGCTGTCGATGCCGATAAAGCCTTCAGCCTCTTTCAACAGTTCGTGGACCACGGCCCATGCTCAGCGCATTTGAGTGTGCCAGCATAGCCCGGCTCGTTCGGCAGGGTGCAGTCGATGATCGTGACGTTCGGGTATTCCGAGCGCAGCCGGTTGACCACTTCCTGCGCCATGTAGGCGGGGTAATTGCGACCGGGGTTGTGGCTGAAGTAGTTGTTGGTCGCAGACCAGCCCACGGGGGTTTGACCGCCGGAGAACTGCACCATCAGGTACTTGCCCGTGACGCCGTTCTTTTCCAGCCACTCGGCTGCACGCTCCTTGAGGTGCGTGGTGTAGATCTTCGGCACCATTGTGGGATCGTAATCGACACCGAACAGATCGCAATACGATTCGATCAGGTGCTGCTTGCCCAGAGCGAAGTTGCTCTTGTACGGCTCGCAGTACAGGACGTTGTCGCTTTTCATGATGCGCGGATCGTTCAGCGGCAGAGACTGCTCATAGGCCATCTCCACATCAGGGTTGAACGCGAACACGTCGATATACGGGGTGTAGACCTGAATGCCTCGGCCAGCCTTTTCGGCCAGCTTCGGGATCAGGGCTGTGAAGGCGGTACACTTTCCGATACCGCCCTCGATGACGTAGGTATTAAGCATTTTTGAGTTCCTCCATCTCTGCGCGCAGACGGTCGACCTCGGCGGTCAACTCCTGCACGGCCTTGACCAGAATTGGGATCAAGTGAGACTCAGTATATTGCAGCTTTTCGGGGTTGTCGGCACTAATGATGACGGGGGCGTCCCCTTCGAGCGGCAGGATGTCTTGGGCCAAGAAGCCGTAGCGGCGCTTGCCGTCGGTTTCCACACTGTCGCGGCCACCCTTCTTGAACTGATACTCGGTGGGCTTGAGGGCGCGCACAAAGTCCAGCCCGTGATCGAGCGGCTTGAAGCAGGTCTTGTCCCGGCAGTCAGATGTCGCGGTCCACGCCACCTTGATGAGAGCGCAGGTATGGGCGTCGTTGCCCATGACGATGTAGTCGCTCTCGGTGGTGATGTTGCAGATGCCCGCGGGGGTAGAACCAGTGCGGCCTGCGTTAACGCCGATGCCGACGTTGTTAACGCCCGTGGTGTTGCTGCAGAGGGCGTTGAGGCCGGAGGCTGTGTTGTTGCAGCCCGTGGTGTTGCTGCAGAGGGCGTTAACGCCGATGCCGATGTTGTTAACGCCCGTGGTGTTGCTGCAGAGGGCGCTGGACCCCGAGGCGGTGTTGCTGCCGCCCGTGGTGTTGCAGCGAAGGGCGCAGGACCCCGAGGCTGTGTTGCTGGAGCCCGTGGTGTTGCTGCGAAGGGCGCTGATGCCGGAGGCGGTGTTGAAGCTGCCCGTGGTGTTGCTGCAGAGGGCGCTGGACCCCGAGGCTGTGTTGCGGGTGCCCGTGGTGTTGTAGCGAAGGGCGCTGGACCCCGAGGCTGTGTTGTAGGAGCCCGTGGTGTTGCCAATAAGAGAAAAAGCACCTAATGCCACGTTCGACGTGCCAACAGGATAATCCCCGTCCAGCTTGATCGTGCCGTTGGCCTCGAGGTTCGTGAACGTGCCGGCCGCGGCACTCGCTCCGCCGATGGTCGCGCCGTCGATCGTGCCGCCGTTGATGTCGGTTGTGGTCAAAACAGACGAGGCCACCGTCAGCACGCCAGTGCTGTTGGCAATCGTGGCAGACGCCGTGCCGTCCTTGGCCTTGATGTTCGTGACCTCAAGGTTGGTGGTGTCTACAGTCGTGGCGTTGACCGTGCCAGTGAACGTGGGGCTTGCCAGCGGAGCTTTGGTACCCAACTGCGTCTGGATAGCTGCAAGGTCTTCAGCCGCTACCGACACATACACCACAGCAGCGCCTGTGAGGCTCAATAGAGCGCCTGTCGAGCTTTCCCCTAACGTGCGTGACAACGTAGTCCCAGTGGCCGTATAGGTGCCCGAACCAATCTCCCAAGCTGTGCCATCTTCAATGACGTAGCGAACCACATCAGCGTCAACCACGCCAGCATCAGCAAAGGTCTGGTAGCCACTCTCAGCAGAGCCAAGTGTGATTGTACCAGTGCCTGTAGTAGAGGTTCCGACTTTGGCTCTATTTACGAGAGTGACCATGTGAGACTAACCTTAGACTGGATCAGGGATGCCGATAGCAACGGACGACAGCGTGAACGTGTTGCCAGATGTGACAGACTGCGATGCTGTCAGGGTGCTTGTTGCCAGTAGACGGCTGTTCACAGTGTCCACAATGGCGTAGTGGGTTGCAGTGCCAGTGCCTGTGACTGAGCCATCAGTGATAGCAGCCACGACAACCTCACGACCACCGCCAGCGCGATCTGCGGGCGCACCGATGGACAGCGAGGTACTGTTGCCCAATGTGACTGCCGCCACGTTTGCAAAGCTGGTTGCCTCGGCAGACGTGACGTGAATTGCGTTCGCTTCTGTGTCAAGAACGGTCAGGCCGTTGTCAAACACTCGGTTATCAAGAGTTGCCATGCTGGCCTCCGCTGTTAAAAGATGTGCGCACTATAGCGCGATTTTGGTCGTGTGGAAAGGTCGCTGTTAGCCAGCGTCGGGATAGGGAAACCTTGTGCGGATTTCCTCACGCTTTGCCAGCCACTCAACTTCTGTGGCCTCACCAGCCTGCCACTTGAAGAACAGGGGGTCAGCTTCAGCGGTGTATGCTGACTGGCGGTTGGCTTCCTGTTCGGCTTGGGCCAGTGCGATTGCGGGGTCAGGTTGTCTAATCTTGATAATCATGCCCCCACCCCATCGGTTAAATCAGCTTCATCAACAGCCCATTCATTGCGCCATTCGCGGTCTGTTGGAATGTCGGCCACGTCCACAATCTTGTAGGGCTTGCCAGTTGGCACATCCTTGGCCGCGATTTCCTCAATTGTTAAACCGCAATCGCACGGGATAATAATTGACACACCGCCTGTGCCGTTTTGGTAGATGATGCGTTGATCCATTTGGTTTCCTTTCAACGGAAAATTGCGACATTGGCATATGGGGCATCTGAATTTAAGTCTGTGTTATTATCAGAGACACCGATGCGGACGCTTCCAGACTCATAACCTGCTGCCCATCCAACAAGTACGTTTCCAGTCGCTAAGGTGCCAGTACCGCCCACTGTAACTACAGCGCAATAATTTGCATCAGGCATCGCCGTTGCAAAGTTTATGGTGTAATCACCAGCCCCATTATCCGTGATGCTCGATACATTCCCGCTGGCCCGAATTGCCACCGTGCCAGTGCCGTTAAAATTCACCCACGCGCGGCAAGCGTAGAGCGGAGCTGTGCCGGAAGCGTTCAGCACGTCAGGAACCAAAGCCTCAATCGCCGCCTTCACCCTAGCAGGGGACACAAGGGAATCATTAGTGCTCACGCCAGACTGCCAAACAGACGTTGCATGAACGCCTAAGTACCCTATGTTTGTCCCTGATGTATTAACAACCTGCGTGTTATCTAGCACCCGCCAAGCATTCGCAGACTGATCGACATAGGCCACGTTGATCCAAGCATCGTCTGCTTCAGACCGCATCTTGAGGATGTTCGCCAATGTGTCATACCATAGCATATTTGCATATGTCGTAGCGGGCGCGGTTGCCCCAGAGTTGAGAGACGCCAACGCCTGCAATGATGCGTTCATCGCCGTGCGGAAGGCGGGGGCGGATACGTTACCAACGGAATGGCTGGATTGTGACATCAGTTATACTCCACGAGGGCCGTGAGGCCACTTATTGACGGTGTAACATTGTTTGCAAAGGATTTCAAAACAACTCTGAATCGGAAGGCCCGACCGAAGAACTCGCCCGCGCGGAATTGCTGGTAGGGCGACCACGTTGGCGCGCCAGCAGGATCGTCCGGCGTTGTTGACACGAAGAACAGCAGGTTGGTGTCAGCAAACTGCGCGGCGCCGGTAAAGCTGTCAAAAAGCCCCGGCAGGTCATCAAACAAGCCCGGCAGATCGTCCCACAGGCCAGCAGACGTATCCAAGCGGTTTACGTTCGCGTCAATGCGGACATGCGCTTTGCGGGCCGTTGACGTATCAATGACCGCAGAGAAGTCATAGGTCGCCTCAGATGGCGAAACCGAGGGGTCAGTGATCCGCAATTCGCTGCTGGCCACTGTGCAACCTGTCTTTGTGCCTGCGAAAGTCGGGCTGTCAGTCTGCGTGTCGGTGTTCGTGTAATCAGGCACCACGTCATCGGTGATGACAACGCTGGTCACGTTGGTCGAAGCCAAGCCCAACTTGTTGTAGGACCGCACCAGATATGTGCCGGGGCGCGTTGGCAGGGATGCAAAAGATGCTGGCCGCGATACCTTGTCCAGCGCCGTGGTCGCGTTGGCCCACGTTGCGTCAACCACCTCGACCGCGTGCCTGATCCGATAGAACGACAGATCAAGATCGGTGATCGGCGTCCATTCAAGGTGCGTTGTCGTGCCATTGACCTCAGCAAACAGCGCGGTCACGTCAGATGGAACAGTCGGCTCGAAGGCCTCGATGCCTGTCAGGAACTCAAACTCGCCGCGAAACCCGAAAGCGTTGATCGCCCGCGCACGGAAGTCATAGCGGTCGTCCAGCAAGTCAATCGCTTCGTAAACCCCCAACTCGCCTGTTCCCAAGCTGATGTAGGTTGAGTCCGACGATTTCTTGAACTGCACCTCAACCAAGTCAACGCCAGCAGGGTTGCCGCTGGTGACAGTGACCGCGATGATGTTGGTGATCTTCTCGTTGATAATTTGCGTCCGTGTAGTTGCGCTTACGCCAACAGAAGGCACCTCGGTGAACTTGAGCAGGTTGGTATTGTTGCTGATGATTGCCAACTCGTCGGCGTCCCAGTCAAACGCCGCTTCGCTGGTTTCGCGCAGGGTCAGCGTGACCCGCAGATCGCCAGCCTCCGCCGCGCCGAACGACCAGCCGACAACCTCAAACTCTTTTTCGTCGAAGCCATAACGCGTGTTGGTGAACGCGATAATCTCGCCAACCTCCACGTCAAAGGCGTTCAGCCCGAAGTCGGCGGTCAGCGTCATTTGCTCACGCCCACGGAACAGGGTTAGCTTGGCCAGCCGCTGTGCCGTCGCAGCGCTGGTCGTGAATGGCAGCGCCAGATCAAGCAGCGTCTCTTGCCCGCCATCTTCCGTAACAAACGTCGGGCTTTTGATAGGCGGATAGTCCGCGGTAATCCAGCGGTTGCCAGCGTCGATGAACGTCCCCTGCACGCCGTTGAACTGGTCTTGCAAGTCAACCCGTGTTGACAGGCTGATCGGGCCACGCAGATCGTCCAGCGTCAGCACTTTGGAAGGCGCAACGTAATCGCCCACGACCAGCTTCCATTTTCCAGCGCCCCAGAACAGCGAGCCAGCGCAGGCGGTCATCATCGTTTGCAAGACGTTGCCGTGCGTCTGAGCCGCCGATGTCACGCCATTGATCGTGTATCGCTTTTCGGTGCCGCCGCCAGCAAGGGTCACGTTTTCGTCGCAGATGTTTGCCGCAGCCGAAAACACGGTGTCGTCAATCGTGCCATCGTTCAGGCCGTAGCCAGACGTGATGTAATCGCGCACGCACAGGGCGGCGTTGTTGCTGTAGGCTGTCGTGCTGGTGCGGGGATCGAACACCCGCTTGCCGCGCACCACGGCCGTTATCAGGGGCAAGCCATTGGCGAAAACGTCCTGGTCGAACTCGTAGCGGATGTAAAGATAGGCGATCCCGTTGCCGACGAGGTTAGCGCTGATCTGGCTGCTTTCCGACAGTAGGCTGGCTGGTGCTGTGGTCTGCGTGCCATCATATTTCTGGATCCGGATCTTGCTGTTCCACGGTGCCGACGTGACAAAGCCGCTGCCATCCAGCGTCACAACTTCATCGTTGATGTAGATATCGTTGATGCTGTCCACGGGATGCCCAGCCAGCGCGACGATCTGGTGCAGGAACTTGTTGTTTGTGCCGGTTGTCTCGTAATAGGTGATCGTGCCACCCTTGCGGACCTCGCCGTAAACGAAGTCATGCGGTGCGGCAGGGTTCTCGGCATTGACAAGTAAGCCCGACGATCCGCCAAGTCCGCCAAAGTCAGGTTTGGGCGAAAGCGCCTGCAATGCCCAAGACGTGACAAGGCTGACGCCGACGTAAGCACCAACAGCGGCCAAGCCGGTAAACCCAAGAAATGAGAAGCCAGAAATAGCTAGAGCAACGGGGGGCATATCAATTCACCTTTGCTTGCATTTTGGAACCCAGCTTTTGTCAATGTCATCCAAAGAAACGTATATCACACCACCGCGCGAAAGGAACGCGGCTTTCGTCCCGACGCAGATGCCTAATGCGTAACCGATCAGCCAACGCTCTGCTCGCTTGGTCGCCACCAGCGCACCGCGCGGCGGCACATAGTCAACGCGTCGCAGCTTGCGCTCGACCACTTCATCAAAGCTGTCCGCATTGAACCGGTCACGCAGCCGTGACGGCAGCGCAGGCTCGCCATCGGCCATATACCCGCCCACCAGGTCATCCGCATAGCCAGCGCCATGATATGCCGTGAAAGCCGCGTTGCTGAAGATCAGGCAATCATGCTCACCCCAGCGAAAGGGCTTTGACCTGACTTGGCGCAGGTAGGCGTTTAGGCGCTTTTCCGGCCCCATACGATGTCCGCATCCTGTATCGCGTTCACATAGTCAAAGAAGGTGTCGCCCGCAAAGCGCGCCTTCTGGTTCTCGCTGGTGTATCGCTGGTTGCTGGCCTTGCCCGTCTCAACCAGCTTGCTGTCCACCGTCGCCGTGATCGTGCTGCTGTCGCCGCTGTCCTCAATCGGCATCCTGTTGACTTGACCGCTGAACACCTCGACGACATCGGTCACGTTCACCGCGCCAAAGTAGACCCGGCAGACGCGGCGCTGATACGGCTCCTGCAGTGCCAGCGACACAAGTTCGCTTGGGACGCCGCTCAGGCTGATCGTGATGGCCTTGGCAGACAGATCGGCAACCTCGCCCAACCCCTGTATGTTCAGCAGCGATCCGCCGCCAACGTATGTCTCGCCGCTGATCGTCCGTTCGCCATATCCAGTCCACAAGCGCACATCGCCGCCATCGAACAGGAACTCCACCGCATAGAACGGCTGGACCTCCTTTTGCGCCAGTGCGGTGAGTAGACTGGCAGGAACTGTGCGTGACATTAGATAGCCTCCATCGCGCCGAAGGCGATGCCGTATTTGGCAGCCTCATCCGACGACCAGCCGGTTTCGTTGCTCGACAAGCGGAAATTGCCGACCGTGTTTGACAGAACCGCAGCAACCGATGTCCGCGCAACGCGCAACGCAGGCCAGATTTCCAGATCAACTGCCGCCCCCGTTCCCGTGTAATCAGCAAGAACCTTGTGCAAGGTTGCAGATGCTGCGCTGCCAAGCTGGATGTAATCACCCGCCAAAAGCGTCTCGCCATCCGGCACAGTCGCGCTAACTGTGTTTGCCCCTGCGGATCCGGTGACGGTGCATGATGTCGCTGTTCCGCGCAATGCGCACCCACGCGGATCACCAATCAAAAACGTGCCAAACTGGCCTCGCAATGAAAGAAGGAACGCAATCCACGTCTCCGCCTTGCTGCGTTGCATCGCTGGCAAGCTGACATCCACCTGCCACATCTGACCAGCGTATGCGTGCGCCTGCCCTGCGAACGTAAAGGGCGACATGCTGTAGGCCACCGCGTTGGTCGCGCGAAACTCCACCGACCGGATGCCGGTAATCGCGGGCAGGGTTAAAGGATACACCAAAGCCATCAGCTAAAAGCCCTTCCATATGATCCGCCGCGCCGCTTGGCGTCCACGACAGCCGCCTTTGCGCTCTCTGCGATCTGCGGCATCAGTTGCTTAATCTCAGTCCGCACGGTCTGTTGCACGCCGGTTGAAATGTTGATTGTCTGGTTGACGATGATAGACCCGCCACCGCCGACCGCGCTTTGTGCCTGCGATACACTCAGCACTCGACCCGCAGTCTGCGGCACGAACAATTCGCGGCCATGCTCACCGACGACAGCAGGCTGCCCAGACCGCAACGAGCGGCCAGACGCGGCCCCAACAACAGGCGCACCCGCTGGCGCAGCAGGAAACCCAAGCGCAGACGTGATGCCGCCCACAAGCCGCTGAACGACCAGCACGCGGAACAATTCCTCAATGATCGAACCGGCCATATCCCTAAAGGCGTCTTTAGCTTTCTTAGTACCATCAACCATTGACATGAACGCGTCCTCCATGCTGCTTTCAACCATCTGCATTGTGCTTTGCAGGTTCTCGGCGTCAAAGCCCAACGCACTTAGCGCGGGGGATGCCTCAATCATTTTGGCAAGCATTTTCTCATACGCTTCAGTTGCGCTTTCCGCAGCGGGCTTAATGTCCCTTGTTGCAGCGCCGACCGCCTTAACTGGGTTCAAGATGCTGCTGGCAGCGGTCGCAGCCTCAATATATGCAGCGCGCAATTCCTCTGCCTCGATGCGCGCGGCTGTTGCCTCAACGGTAAACGGCGTTCCAGAAAGACCTGCCAATGCCTGCTGCACAAGCAAGTCGGCCTCAGAAGCAATTCTTGCGCGCTCACGTTCTTCTGCAGTGATGGATGCAATGCGCGCTGACTCGCGTTGCTTATCAATGGCATTTGTTAATATTGCCAAATCAGCTTCGCTTACGATTTGAGCAGTTTCGCCAGTTGAAGCGGGCGTTGAAGAAAATGCTCTAAGTTCAGCCCGCAATTTTTCCACACGCTCTCGCGCCAATTCTATGCCACCAAGAGCGTTAATCGGAATGACTGAATCGGGTGATCCTGCTTCAAACAGAGCAATTTGATCCTCAAGAAGTTTGAACTGTTCGGGGGTGCTTTCAATATCATATGCGGCGCGAGCCAAGCTCATTGAGTCAAAAAAGCCTCTTACAGATGTTGTAAGGCCTGCAATTTTGCTGCTGGCAGAAAGAAGCAGCGGCATAAGCGCCAATAGGGCTTGGTTTAGATTCCCGCTAATTTCACCCGACATCTGCTGCAAGGCGATTTCAGCGTCACGCGTTGCTTTGATTGTCTCATTGCTTAAAATGCGACCAGACTCTTGGGCTTCTTCGCCAAATCGCCGCATCTCAGAGCCGCCGTCGGCAAGCAACGGGATCAGTGCCGTGGCATCACTGGCGATGGCTTCCATATAGAAAGTCATTTCAGCTTGGCTCAAATTTGCAGCTTCAAGGCTTTTGACATAAAGCGCCAAAGCATCCTGACCCGAAAGACGGGCGAACTGGTCCGCAGTCACGCCGACCTTTGGCGCAATGTTCTCAAAAAAATCGGCCATCGGGCCTGCGCCGGTGGCGATAAAGTCACCAATCTTGTCGTTCACATCTTTAATGATGTCAGCGACTTTATCCATTTCGAAGCCAACGGTTTGCGCGCCAACCGCAAACTTTTGAAATTCTTCGGCAGTTGTTCCTGCAATTTGGGACAGCGTAGCGATACGGTTGCCCTCAGACACAATCCGTCGCATGTGCGAAACCACAACACCGGCTGAAAGTGCAGGCAAAAGCGCGGCTGCACGCCCAGCCAGCATATTAAAAGCCTTTCCTGTAGCGGACAGACTTTGGTTGCTTTGCTTTGAAAATCTTTCAACACGCCGTTGCGAGCGTTCCATAGCCCGCGAAAACTCACGGTCGCGCGCGCTCAAGATGACGTTTAGTTGTTCCGCGCTAATGGCCATCTATCTGCCTCACCAAATCGCGGTATTGATCCGCTGACATTGCATCTTGACCGGGCTTTTTCGGGCTGTGTGCATCATTCCAGCCTTCAAACACCGTCCAAGCGTCTTTCGGGATCATATCACGGATTTCTTCAGGACGTAAGCCAATCACGATCCCGCTTTTAATCATCGAACGCACGTTCAGGCTTTTGGGAATTGGTCCGCTTTGGTCTTTTTTTTTGACGCCTCATCCATTGCGTCTGGCATAAAGGCCACACCGATGATCGCCTGCGCAAGCTGGAACAGGTGCATCAGATCGCCCGGACCACATGCAGCCAGAACCTTGTCCGCATCGTGATCCTTCATGCCGCCGCCGACCAGACCAAGCGCAACTAGATCGCGGACCTCGGTGCTGGATGGTTTCTTGCCACGGCCAAAGACGCCATCCCAGAACTCAAAGATGCCCCGGTGCTTGTCCTCAAACCGCTCAATCTGACGATTGCGCAGGACAAACGAATAAGAGGTGTCGCCAATATACTCGACGACACCCCCACGCGGCGCTTCAGCCGTGATAGTCATTAAGCAGCCGTAAACGTAACGACGCCGGTGCTTTCCAGCGACAGCGAATAGGTCACGCCGCCTTCTGTCTCGCCGCCGAACTCCAGCGATGTGATGCGGAACGCGCCAGCATATGTGCCAAAGTCAGGAACAACGACTTGGAAGTTAGCCTTGTTGTCTGCGGCCATCGCCACGGTGTTCATCCGAGCCTCTGTCGTGCTGTCCTCAAAGAAACCGTCGCCGCTGACTGAAACGTTCTTCAGGCCAGCTAGGGTTTCAGTCCACAAAGCACCTTCGGGCGATGTGCAGTCAGGTGTCGTCACATCAATCGCGGTGTTGTTGATCGTGAGCGACTTGCTGTTCAATCCACACAGGTTCGCAAATGCTTCGCTATCTTCCCCGTCGCCAATTTTGACAAGCAGGGCGCGTCCAAGTTGTTTAGCCATTTTGGCCTCCATAGTTTGCGCTTGCCCACGGCGCGGGGTTAGGCGGGTTTTTCAAGCATCGCTTGAAGCGAAATGACTGCCGTGTAGCCACGACCTTCATTGTCTCTTGTAACCGAATATGTCTGGTAAATCAATTCGACCAGCGTATGTCCAGCGACCGTCACGGACGGCTCTTGCCGGTGTAGCGCATCCCTGACAGCCTCGACCATCCTAACGGCCTCCACGCGGCCTGACGCGCTGCGTGAGTGGGCTTCGATCGATATGCCCGTCAATGACCCTTCAATCGTGTCGGTGTCAAACGCGCCGGGTTCAATGTCGCCAAAGCGGATATACGGAAACGTCACATTCTGCGGCGGCTCATCGTATATTCTAGCGCCGACCAATGCAATCACACCAGTATTCGCAACCAGTGCAGCCCGCAGACCCTTTTGCAGGGCAAGTGCAAATCCATCAGCCATTTGTCACCCTCCGCGCAGCTTTGTTAACCGCTGCCTTGATGCTGGCTTTAAATCGCTTTGCCATGTGCTTCTGCATGATCCGCATATAGGGCGCTGGGGATGTTGTGCCGCGATCACCTTTTGTGCGGCCAAACTCGACCGAACCCGCCTTGATCTGGGCCTCCTTGGTTGGTGGCGCAGCCTCTACGGCACCGCGAAAGCCGTCTTGCGTGTCGTATTTCGTAAATATCCAGCCCTTTAACTCGCCGCTTTCAACGGGAACAAGCTGACGCGCCATCCGCGCACCGGCTTCTGTATTGCGACGGATCGCTTTTTCAACATCAATGCGAACAGCGTCCGGCAGATCCCGCAGTTGCTTGCTCAGTTTCTTTGCGCCGACAACCCTCACGGTGCCACCCCACGCAACAGGTGGAACTCAAGAACGGTGCCTTTGTCGTCAACCTGCATCACATCCTTGATCGCCCAGGTCTGGCCCCGAACCTGCACGCGATCCGCTGCTGTGAACGTTTCGGTAACGCTGTCTTTGCGAACCCGCATCGTGGCTGGGCCAACGTCAGAAAGCGCCCCACCTTGGATCGCCTCTTTGCCGGTGCGCTCACGCAAGTTGGCTGACCGTGTGGCCACATCCGACCAGCCGGTGTAGAGGTTGCCGTAATCGTCAACAGCGCCCTCTACAAGTTGCTGGAATGTAGCCCGATCACGATATGACCCTGCCCTAACCATACCAAGCCCTGCGGTGCATATCGACCAGCATGTCAAATCCATACGGGATGTTTGACAACTCATCCATCATCGTGTTTTCGCGGTTGTCATACCAGTGGCCGATCAGCAGCATCATTGCATGGCGCAGCGTCTCCGGCACGCTGGCAGATGTCGCCCCGTAGCCTGCTGTGTATTCTATGCGGATCGCGTCGGCCCGATCTTGCGTCACGGGCCAGTTGAACCCAGACTTTGGCCCGATCCGGGTTGTGAAGTCTGTGCCGGTGATTTCGTAGTTTGACAGCGTGTCGGTCTGCAAAGCGCCGTCGATGTCGTAATACTGGACCGCCGTGACCTCGATCAGCGGACCCATAGCAAGCCGGACATACTGCGGCGGAACGCTGTTAACCCATTGGCCCCACTTCTGCGTAATCATCGCATGACCAAGCGCGCCTTTTGCGTCTGTGTAAGACGCCGCAGTCTTGATAAGGCGGTCAATCATCAAGTCATCGTCTGGATGCTCAATGCGCAACTGTGCCTTAACCTCCGCCAGCAAGACGGGTGCAGCGGCAGGTGCCTCAAGCAACTGCAAAGCGTCAAAGCTGGCCAAGGGCTGATGCATGCTTATTCGTCCTCGGAGATTTTAGCAGCCTTGCGCGTGTACGGCTTTTGTACGGCGCGCTCGACCTTAACCGCGTCGACGGGTTCAGCGATGCCAGCAGCAATGAATCGAACAGCCTCTGCATCGTTGCAGTCAATCACGTCGCCCTGATTGTGCGAAAAGTCGATGCCTGCCATCGAAGTGAGAAGTTTGACTTTTGGCATTGTGTGCCTCCTATAAAATCAACTTAGGCAGTGGGGCAGGATAACCCGCCCCACCAAGAAGTTGATTAAGACGCCGCAGTTGCGAGGTGCTTGATCGCAGCAGTGTTGGTCAACACGCCGTCGAAACGGATGTAGCCCAAGATGCCGAAGTCAGGTGCGAAACGCTCGCGCGCAACGTAAAGCGCGGGCGCGCCGACCTTGCGGACGTAGAACTTCGACATGTCACCAAACAGCATGACCTTCGAAGAAACGCCAGAACCGACGTTGGCCATCGCTTGGTTGACGACAACGTTGTAGCCCAGCAGGTTCTGTGGAACGCCGGCTTGATAGTTGCCCATCTGCCAGAGGTAGTTGCCGTCGCCGTCCTTCAGCTTGCGCACAGCGGACAAGGTGGCGTCAGCCATCATGATCGCGGTGTTTGGCGAAGTGCGGTAAGCGGGGTCAACCGAATGGATCAGGTCGATGATCTCATCCGCAGTGATGGCGTTGGTTGCGGCTGCAACTTTACCAGCACCAGAGTTGGTCACGATGCCTTCAACGTCCGAAGAACCCGAACCGACTGTCAGCTTGGAGTTGGCGATACGGCCAAGACGCTCGCCCAGCAACTCACCCAGCAGCGATTCCATGTTCAGGACGCTGTCTGCGTTCAGTTCTGCCGACCAACGAACCCACTCAGAGTCAAATGCAAACGCGCCCAGAGACTTCTGACCAAATGTCACGTCCTTACCAGCGTCATCCGTTGGCTGTGTGCCTTCGGTGTGTGCTTCGGCAGCGACAGTGGTGTCGTCAACGGTTGGGATGTTGAACGGGTTGCCTGCAACGGTGTTGATGACAGTGAAAAACTGGTTGCCATACATTGGGCCAGTTGCAATCATTGCCTTCTCGATGAAGGTCGCCAGTTCAGTTGGAACGGTGAAGCCGCCAGCAGAATTGGTGCCGCCAGTCTGCACGCGGTATTCTTTCAGAACGTTGCGCACTTCCTGATCGACGTAACCTTCGCCGCCGTTGGCAATCATCTCGGCAAACGCCGAACGATAGTCCATCTTGAAGCCTTCATCGACAGCGCGTGCAGAGCCTGCGTCCGCCATTGGTCGACGGGACAGATCAATGCTTTCGCCAGCGCGAAGTGCGGCCTCAACCTTTTGCAGGCGCTCAACCTTCTGACCCAGCTTGTCGTGGTCAGCCATCATGGCGTCAAACTCGCGCTCAATCTCAGCAGCGCGGGCTTCTGGGGTGGTGTCTGTCACTTCCGACAGTTTGGAGCGAGCTTCGGTGGCAATGTTCGCCATCTTCTCCCGCAGTTCGTTAATCTCAGCCATCACGGGCCTCCATCTAAGGGAACTGGTCTGTCATCACGACGATCAGGTCCAAGCACTTGCCCAAGGTGCAGGACAGGGCAGTAACAGCGGGAGCCGCTGCTATTTCGCCAAGCTGGCCTTCATCCGAAGGCGTCGTATCGCTTGGGTTTTGTTTTGCTCATCGCGATACTGCTGCAATGAACGTAAACCGATTTCGGTGCCATCATAAGCCGGTGTGTTCACGATTGACACGTCATAAAGTTGCAAGTCTTGGATCATGCGCTTTGGCATGTCACCGCTGTCGTCCCAAGTCTGCCGCGTTGCCACAAACGCAAACGACATTTTGTCCAGATCGCCGCGCTTCATTTTGGAAACAATCGCTCGGACATCTGGATCGTCAATGTCTAGTTCCGTTTCAATGTAAAGCCCGCGCTCATCCTGCGACAGACGCAAAGTGCCAGACCGCGTGCGCGCCAATGGCAGGCCATCGTGGTTGACCAAGAACACAACGTCATCGTTGCGCTCAAGTGCAGACGTGAATGCACCGGCCTCAATCACTTCTGTGAAAAAGCCGCCGATGTTAGTTTCCTGCCCGAAAACAGCGGCATAACCAGCGACCCGAATCGGGCCATCATCTTCCTGCCGAATTTCGACAGGCTCACCAAGCGCACGGATTTCAGGTTTAACCATCGGGGCCTCCAAACTATGTGGCAAAGATACCACGAGACTAGGGGCCGCGTCTAGTGTCACGGCAGCGCAGCCGGGGTCAACATTGTCGTCATTCGATAACAGCATCAGGAACCCCCAGGTTTTGCGATCCAATAGGAACCGTTGCGCCCTGTATCATCAGGCTATCGCCTGCTGGCATCGGACTCATGTTCTCAATATCGCGCACTTCGTTCGGTGTGCGGATCCCGTTCTGGATTGTCGTCGCGTGTGCTTCCATGCGGGTCTTGAAGTCGCCGCGCAGAAGGCCGTCAACATTAAACTCGACGTATAGCTTTGATCCGCGCGGGAACAGCTTGAGGTTCAATTCCTGCTCAAACTGCTCAATCCACCGTTTCAGCGTATGCTTGACGAAGTGCAAATCCTGTTGCTCGGTGTTGCTATAGGTGCCGCGCGTCAGGTCTTGCAAAAAAATCGGCGGCACGCTGTAGATGCGCGCGATCTGCTCAATGCTGAAACGCTGCAACTCAATCAACTGCATCTCACTTGGGTTAAACCCGACGGGCTTCAACTCATGCCCCATTGGGATAGCCATGACCGGCTTGCCTTCGCGCGCCAGCTTGGCCGTGGTCTTGGCAACGTCCTCAGACGCACGTTGTGCCGCTGCGCCAGACTGGAAAGGGCCTTGCAGCGTCATTGGTGGGATGCCGCCGGATTGAAATGCCTTGGAACCGTATTTAGTCGCCGCAATGGCCAAGCCAATCGCGTCTTTGTTGGTCATAATCGGGCCGCGAAGGTCAAGCTGGTTGGCTTTGAGCATGTAGCTGATGTCGATGACCTCGGTGGCCTGATACTTGATACCTTTATAGGTATAAATTTTGACCATCTTTGGTCCGTCTTGAACGTGGTCAACGCTCGTGTGGTGCGGGTCCAGCGGCCAAATGTTGGCAACCTGCCCATTGCCTTTGCGCTCAATGTAGCTGACGCAGCGACCTCCGGTGAACACTTGATCGAAAAGATATTTGCGCCACTCAAAAGACGACATTTCATCGTTTGCTACGTCGTGCAGGATGCCAGCAAGCGGGCCTGTCTCAACGCGCTGACGGCCCTTGCTGGTTTTGCGGTAGACGTGCAAGGGCAGGCCAGCCAGCGTGCCGCTGATGAAGTTGACGGCGGCCCATACGGCAGGAACGCCAAGCGCGCTGTCAATCGTGACATTGATGCCGGACTCGGACAACCGCCGCCCCAGCCCATAACCTGAA